CAATTAGCGCGCATTGTTTCTTAGTTTGATAGATCAAGTCATCCTGAGTTTCTATCATTTCTCCTATATCGTTAAAGTGAGTTAGCTTTAGCGGTATCTTAGTAGACGACAACCTTGAGAAGAAGCTTCCCGATGCAGCAGTTCTGGAAGCAAAGAATATTTTCTTATGGTCTATACAAGATTGTAAATATTCATTAGCGTTTCTTAAAAAATCAGAACTAAACACTTGCTTAAAACAAACTACGTTATCTTTGGGGCTGTAAGTTCTTTTAACTTTTTTAAGTTCTTGATCGTAAGCCACGCCTTGTTTTTCTGTATTAAAGTCAAAAAACTTAATCTCTAACCCAGCTTCTCTAAATATTTCAGACTCATTAGCACTATCGATAAATTGATATCCAGCATTATCAATAATTATCATCTTGATATTAAAATTTTTATATAAGTAAAAAAGATATTTGATATGATTTTTTAGATCGCCTCCTGCGACAGCGTATGAATGAACTAAAGTATAAGAGTTTTCATCTAACTCAATAAGCGACATCGCAAAATAATCAGAACTAGGACTATTACTAAAACTAGGGTCTATACCAAGTATGTACTCTTTTTCTGGATTGCCAGCAATTAAAGTGTGCGGGGCTTCTCCGTCCGGCACAGTGCACTCGTGCATCTTTTTTGCGCTAAAATAACTATCACTTCCGTCTGTAAATTGCGCTCTATATTCCCTTTGAAAAGAAGAGTTAGAACTACCTCCTGATTGAGCTTCTTCAATAACAGTCTTATCAATCATATCTTCTGGAACAGAGTCAAACCCCATTTGAGATATAAAATATTTAGAATCAAGCATATCATCAGAGTAAATATTACCCATCCACTCTTTGTATGTTTTATAAAGATTCTCGAAACTGTAACTTGCAGAAGATAGCGCTATCATTTTTGATTTGTTTTCAAACACCATCCTATCTTTTTCTTCCATCTTACCGTTCTTGATTAAAGAGTCTTCTATTTCTCTAACTCTAATTCTTTCTGCCATGTCTTGCGGTGCAACCAAGAACGGCATAAGAACTGTTTTAATAGTCTCTTCTGGTAATAGCAGATACTCGTCAAGTACAAGAATGTTCGCACGGAAACCACGAATCTTTTCGCCGCTCAAAGGAATCGCTGTGATGCTTCCGCCGTTTATCCTCCACTCGAACTGATCGTTACGTTTAGATTTAGCCCCGAAAGCTTGAGCTAGCAGCTCTGCGCCCCTAGTCTCTACTATCTTTTCAAGGTTTTGAAATATAAATCTAGCAGTACGAAATGTCGGGCCAGCTATAAGGATTTTTGTATTCGGCTCGAAGATGCATTGTAAAAAACAGTACACGGATGCGATAAAAGTTTTACCGCATCCGCGCCCCCAGACACACATATTAAAGTTCCTATTAAAGAAACCTTTGAGAGTAACTTCTTGAAACGGCGCAAGTTTTATTCCTGAGATTAACTCTACAGTAAAACCCAAGTTTGCTCTTAAAAACTTAGCAAGGGATATCTTAGCTTGTTTAGAATCTAGCTCGCCTTTTAAATCCAAAAGCTCCAGATTTGTGTCCGTTACTTCTCTTTTATATTTTTCATGCACGTACCACATCTTAGTCTAAATAAGCTATAAGAATAATTAAGAATAAAAGAATCAAAGCTTGCTCATAAGTTAGCTCAATTTTACCTCTCATAACAATTTCAAATCGTAAGCATACTGCAGGTCTACATCTTTGTACTCGCAGTTGCTAAAAAATATTCTTTTCATAACTCTTTCTGATTCTATTCTATCTTTAACAAATAAAAATTGAATGTTTGGATATTCTTGTATCAAAGTTCTGATATTATGAAATATGTGCTGGGGATTAGTCCTTACATTTTTCTTGTAAGTCCTCTTCATCTTGTGAAACATTAAGCTTGAATTATAATCGTTCTCGATTAAAACTATAAGATTAGCATTTTCTGATTCGGCCCTTTCTATTTCATTACAAAACCTTTCGTATCCTCCACTTAGAGTACCTATTAAATCTTGTATGGACTTTCTTTCTATGTAACAATTACAAGCTAATTCTTTATTGCTTAGGGCATAGTCTCCATACTTTAAACCTTTCACTTCTGTATTGACCCCTATGATATCTAAAGGCTGCTGCTCTCTTGTATCTATATAAATTTTTTCATTTTTATATTTTTCTGGATAGTAACCTAAAGGTTCTGATATTGTTTCGTATTTCGTGGAAAGCCCTACTTCTTCGCAAATTTTATTGTAGTCACCAAAAACTTTTTGATAGTAAGCTACAGACGGACTCATTAAAGACCTAAGCTCTACTTGACAAGGCGCAAACTCTAAATCTTTTTTCTCTTTTCTACCTATGAGGAAATTCTTAAAATATTCTTTTGCTACAGGAGGTTCTACATGAGACATCCACTTTTTTAAATTATTTTTATTATTAAAATCAGTAACAAAATAACTCTCTTTATTAACAAACTTTATTAGCTCATTATCATACTTGTCTCTACGCGGAAAATACTTATGGTAATAATCTTTTATTTTTAGCTTATGACTTTTTAAATGAGCATGAAGACTTCTCTCAGATGGAAATTCTTTGCCGCATTCCTCGCACTTAACCATTCAAGACCTCCTCTTCTGTTAGGCCCATAATCCTACATTTAATTTCGTCCATGGTAGAAAGTCTTTCGACTTCTTCCTCTAAAGCTTTCTTTCTGATTTCGGCCAGTTTAATCATCTTATGGCGAGATTCTTCGTCCTTCCACATTTCTACTAAGTTAAGTATGGATGCGTTTTCTTTAATCTGCTTACTAAGTCTTTGGCTTCTTTTTTCTTTCAGCTCATTCAGAAGCTTTGTTTGTCTGTTGACACACTGATTATATTCTGTTTGCGCTGTGTTGATAGACTCAACTAAACTCATGGCCATTCTTTTACCTTCAGTTTCTTCGGCAGCTTGATCTAGAAGCTCTTGAAGTCTCTCTACTCTAACTTGAATATTTGAAGCTATCACCACCTCTGCGGACAGAACAATATACTGGTCTACTTCTTCTTGTGTCAAGTCTGGCTTATCATGAGTATATCTTACAAAACTACTTTCGAAAAGTTCTCTATTATCTTGAGATGCATAGTTTGATATTTGATGTAAAAATCTGTAAGTATGCATGTAAGCAATAAGTCTAGAAATATTTTTTTTATCAGAAGCTTTTAAATTGTTTTTATCTATCCCTTCGTGCACGTACTTATTAATTCTGGCGATAGCTTTGGTTTCGTTTTTGGGTGGCAAATAGTCGCTAGGAGATACTTCTCTTACTACTTCCGACAGGACTACTTTATCATCAATAGTTTTTACAAATGCGCTACATGCCCTAAATCTCATTTCAGAAGGGTTTATTTTCTCTCCATACAAAGTTTCGCACATGTCAGAAACTTTCATCGTAGTACAGTTATTATACAAGAAGTCTCTTTCTTCTTGAGATAGCTCGTAAGCTTCTTTTTTATCTGAGGTGGCGACAGTTTTTTTACCTCTAGAAGCTAGGTAGGTTTTTATAGCCTTTCCATAAACACTTCTTCCGTCTCTATATTTTTCATCTATATTAGGAAAGACTAAAGCAACTAACTCTTTAATAGCAGTAACGCCTCCGTTATCATACAAGTCGTCTATCTGAGTTTGCTGCTCTTTGGTTAAAATGATTTCGTCTTTCTTTTTCATATGTTTACATCCTCAAAAATAATTTCTTTAGCTTTTTCAATAATAGATTTTTTAATGTTCTTAATTTGTTTATAGCCCGGGCTGCGATTCTTCTCTGAGGTTTTATATCCTAAAATTTTAGCTACCTCTTGCTCAGTCTTGTTTTTTAAATATAAGTTTTCATAAACTGTCCACTCATTTGATTTTAAGACTTTTCTAAGTTTAAGGTTTAGTCTTTTTAGTACAGTGTTAAAGTCAAACTCTTGAAGCTCAAGTTTCTCTGTTTCTTGCTGAACTGATTCTAGGGGCGTTGGTAATTTAGTCAGATAAGCTGCTTTTTTAGTTTTTTCCCATTGCGCAAATAAAGGACATGAAGAACATTGAGTGCCGTAGATATAACACAAAGAATCTGACTCTGCTGCCGCGCACTTTAAGCATGGCCTGCAATAATTTCCATAATTGTTTCTTATTAAGTTTTTAATCTGATTTGAAATCAGAGTATTTATCCAAGGCGCAAGAGATTTGGATTGATCATATAGGTGCCATTTTTTAAAAATATGTATTCTGATAATTTGAGAAACATCATCAAAATCCATCCAAGATAAAGCCGTTAAGTTCCAACGACTTCTCCTCTTGTTTATTTCGAGGTCTATTTTTTCTATACAGTCTTCGAACTTTAGCTTCTTTTTTCTTGGCATGCTAGAACTTCTTTATGCTCCCAGCATCATTCAGAAAGTCCTTCTCAATATTTGTTTTTGTATAACTTCCATCTCTTTCTCTAGACTCTCCTGCGTCTCCCTCTGTCGCACTGCCCACAATATCTCCCAATCTGTGTACGTTTGAGTTAAAAGATTTAAAGTCAAACTCTAACGAGTCTATACCTACTTGAAAATTATCCTCATCATTGTAATCTTCTTCTATTGTTTGTTCGATTACTTTTCTAACGGGTTTAGTTTTCGCAGCAGAAGCTATGTAAGGTTTCCCGCAACCACTGCAGAAATTAGGTTTCTGCATAGAATAGGAAGTTCCGGCGCCGCAACTACTACAATAAATCTTCATAAAGTTATTTACACTATATATTTTATAACTTTTTTAAAAATATACAAAAAAAAGTGTAAGTTTTAGTATGGAAAATATAAAGTTTTCCAACTGCGAAGGTGTGGAATATGAAATCAAGTGGAGAAAACCCCATCGTAGCTATAACGCTGATGGCCTCTGCTGTAACCCACAGGTAAAAGACCCAAAGATACTAATAGACCCAACTCTTAGAG